AATAAGACAGAAAAACGGAACTACCAAGAGGAAGATTAATGAGGGATGGATACAATCGGAATACGGTCAAAGATATAATGTATGGGAGATATGCCCTGTTGTTCAACGAGGAGATGATAAGCATCCTGCTCCATTCCCAGAGAAACTAGCCCATAACCACATTATCTCATGGAGCAACGAAGGAGATACTGTTCTTGACCCGTTCATGGGTAGCGGAACAACTGGTGTGGCTTGCGTAAATACTGGCCGTAATTTTATCGGAATTGAATTGGATGATACTTATTTTGAGATAGCCAAAGATCGTATAGGAAAGGCTACGGCAAACGTGCAGCTTGATAACGCCCTTTGAATGTGTTTAGGATGAGTTTATGAAGAAGGATGTGTTGGGAGATGTTGACTGGAAGGTGTGTCGGTTTTGTAGTGGATGGGTTGTGAGTAGTGGGGATGTGTGTAGGACGCATGAGGTTGTGGGTTGTCCTGAGTGTGGAAGGGGGGCGTTGTGGAAGGCGGGTAGTGGGATGTATATGTGTATGAATTTGGATTGTGACTGGGCGAGTGAGGTATTGCCTGAGTATGGGTTGGATGGGGTATTAGAGAATAGTTAAGAATTTTGTTGCAAAGGGTTGTGGTGGTGGTAGAAGGGTTGCATGAAATCTGTGAAGCAAAGAGATTACCCTGTGTGGGTGTGTTATCCGTGTGGTAGTAGGCATGGGTTTAAGAAGTGTGGGGTATCGACCTGGCATGATGATACGTGTGGGATTTGTGGGGAGGTAACTACTGTGACTGAGCCAAGGGATTTTGGGCATTTGAAGAATAGCTGGATGAAGGCGTATGATCGGGGTGTAGCGATTGCTGCTTACTTGGATGGTGTGCTGGCGAAAGAAGAAGTGGACAGAATTAGTCCTAATAAGAATACGCCAACACCTGTGAGTGAATACCGCCAGTTAAACGATGGGGAGCTTGTGATGGATGGCGATGAGTTTTGGGGAATCTCTCAGAGATGGTTACCTGCTACCGAGATTGGCAAGAAGGTGACTACCTACACCCATAAAATGTATAGACGACCAATAAGCAAAAAGACAATTATGAATAAGCAAGAACGTATTAAGCAATGGACGGCCAAGATTGATAAGATCGTGGGGAACTATAAGGAGTTAAGTGCAGCCTGTGATGTTGCGCATGATGCTGGTTGCCTGGATATGGATGGCAAACTGCACACGGCGATATGGAAGTCATTTGATGTGCTGATGGATTATGTTGAGCAACAAGAATGGCTGGAGTGGTATATCTACGACAACGATTGTGGAGCAGCAAAGATGAAGGGAGGTTTCGATGAAGTGGTAAATCCAATTAAGAATAGCCGTGACCTAGCTAAGCTGATCGTTGAGGACGAGGATCGTGGGTGAGTAAACTATGGTAACTTATGGTAAACTTACTAAATAACCAAAACTACGACCGATAAACCACATCAAATGACCGATAAATTATGAACGAAAGACAAAAGAAGATCATGGTTCCATACGAGGAGCCTACCGACACCTGCCCAGATTGCAGCAACATCCCTTGCAATTGTGGAATACCTGCTGGGTATAAACCAGACATCCGCTTTGCTGCCAATTTCGCACCGCATATTAAAGTTGTGGAGGTTAGTAGCCTAATAGAAGTTATGCAGCAACGGGACGAGTTACTGAGATACAACGAGGCATTTCGGCAAGAGACATTGATCTGCGCCGATTGTGACGCGATACGCAAAGAGGAATACGACCAAGCAATCGAGCAGCGGGACAGGCTGGCGGAGGCTTTGCGTAAAATACAAAGAGTAGGATTAGTCGCTGTGGATGCCTTTGATGAACTGGACAGGATTGACGAGATAGTAGATGAAGCACTTGCAGCCGTGAAAGGAGAGAGCGATGAGTCCTAAATCACAACGAATCGCCATTGCTGAGAGTGTTGGCATCTATCTACATGACGGTGACCACGATCCTTCTAATTATGTATTTGTCACCGATCTGCCCGACTACTGTAACTGCCTTAACGCGATTCATAATGTTGAGAAAAAATTAAAAGGTATGCAGTGGCTAAACTATGTAGATTCTTTGCTTGATGTTTGCGGATGTGAGACACCTACGATTACAGCAACCGCAGCCCAGCGAGCAGAAGCATATCTACGCACAATCTGTAAGTGGGAAGGAGGGAGCGATGAGTGACCTAGAAAACTTCGGTATGCTCATGGCTGAAGATAGCGAATCAGAGGCAAACAGCCTGCTTTTATATCGCATCAACTCATTGGTCAAGGAGCGTGATGAACTTAGAGACAACTGCAAAGCGTTTCACAAATGGCGGGATAAATTCCCTTGTGTCTGCAATGGAGTATATCTGCAAGGCAACTGCTTACGCTGCGACATTGAGAGACTAATTGGCAAAGGATCTAGCACAGATGGGCGTTAAAACATCCATATTGGATGTGCAGGAAAGCTGAACATTTATGTTGGCGAACGCTGACATCTTTACAATGTAGGCGAACGCTGTCATTTTAAGAAGGACAAATACACGCTAAATAATCCTTAGTAAAATAATAAGGTATTGACAAGATTAGGTTAGTTCGCTAAAGATTCAAATAGCGACTGGCAATGGTGCTGGTTTTAAATTGTAAAACTTATGAGCGCAACAGCTTTTCTTCTACATGGTGGCAATGGTGGCCACGTCCTTAATTCTGGCGAAGGCGCACAGACTGGTAAAAACTATCGTTGGATTCAGTTCATCGAAGATACCGTGTTGTCAACGCTTCAGGGTAATCTTACCAACATTGCAGACCTTCAAACCATTACCCATCTTGCAGGCACAGGCATCGGTGGTAACTTTACTGCCGTAACTGTAACCAGCGGAACTTGCATTGCTTACGATCAATAAACCGTGGCATCTTACCGTTCATATGGTGGGCTTGATGACCAATCGTTAATTGATGGCGATACTGGTTTTGTTGGTATTAACCAGCGTTTGCAGTTAAACCAGCTTCAGGCGGGTGAGGTAAGGGAGTCTTTGAACGGACGCATGGAGGGGTATTGGAAGCCTCGTAAGGGTATCGTAGAGAAAACAGGGGCATTTACTACTGGCGGAACGCCATTGCAGCTTCCGTTCTACCTGGTTGGTATGAGCGTAAGGATAACTGCTGCCTCGGTAACATCTGGAGTGGTTACTTTGACTACGCAATCCAGCCACGGGTTGACCAATGGATCTACGTTGAACATCCAAGGAATTGGTTATACGGCAGGCTCAGATCCAAACGGAGTGTTCACGGCTACTACTGCAAGTGGAACCAGCATTACATACCCTTTAGCGGGTGGGGTTGGCCCTTATACAGTTGATGCTGGAACGCCATCGCTTACAAGAGTGATTACCGCAACAACCAAAGCAATTACTGCCGCATCTTATGCAGCCAACGTAGTTACAATTACCATTACTGCACACGGTTTTGATGCTGGATCAAGCGGCTACGCTGTTGTTTCTGGATTGTCATTTACTGGCACTGACTCCAATGGTGCTGTTGTTTTGACCTATGTCGATGCCAACAATATGAGCTTCCCTGTAACTGGGGTAACGGCTGTTTCTGGAACTGGCACATTGTCCCAGATGCCTATTAACGATGATGCTAACGCAAACGTAAGAGCATCTTGTTTATTTAGTGACCCTAATACTGGCAACAAAGAGTATGTGATTATTGCCTTGGATACTCTAGCCAAGAAAATTGATTTAGATGAAAACAATAGGGATGCAAATGGCTATCTTTCATCTACTGATATTCCTTATCCGATTGGACAAGCTCTTGGAGCTGACACCGAAATAATTCAGGTGTTTGACAAGGTGATGTTGTTCCGCGATGGGCAGCAGGCATTTGAATGGTTTCCTAATGGCAGGCCTGTCGTCTCGGCATCGCAATCAGGAACAACAACAGTAACCATGAATGTGAAAGATCACGGGTTACTTGCGGGTGCTACGGTTACAATCGCAGGGCTTACAGGTGGAACGCCAGCTAACGGCACATTTACTGTGCTTGCAAGCCCAGCTCCTACCCAAGATACTTTTGCTTATACCTTCACAACCAGCCAAACCGTAACCTTTGGTGTGACGGCAGCTACCATGACTGATGGTTTTACCCTATCGCCTGGTGGCACATATACTCAGCCACAGACCTTTAACATCCAAGCTAAAGATGTTGACGTTGTTTCTGGACTTGTTACCGCAGATGTAAGTGCAGTTGGAAACACAACAATTAGGGCTGGAGATGTTATTGTAGTTCGTGAATCGGCTACGGCAGAGCTGTCTGGAATGGTTGGCAATGAGTATTTTGTCACAGCGGCCACCACAACCACGATTAACTGGTATG